TACGCAGTCAATATTATGAAGGATTTGTAAAATTTGGTAGAAGTTGTGTTACTAATGAATATTTGAATCCAGAACAATTTGCAGAATGGCTTATAAGAGAAGGTAAAAAGTTAGCAGACTGGCATAAGGATAGTTTATATGATGAATTTTTATTAGTATATGTTAAAAAAGAACCTGGAATGAAGGCATTGGAAAGAACTATAATTTATCTCGATAGTTGGGCTAAAGAAAATAATAAGTCTTGGCAAGATTATTTTAAAGAAGTGTCGTCTGCTAGAGCAGTACATGATATTAGAAGTGCAAAAATATCTCCCTGGATGATTTATCTTTGCAAATCAGGAGATGATTTACTTGTTAAGTTTAGTGATGAGCAGGTAAAAATGATAGAACATATAATTGATGCAACGTTTTGGATGAAACAGTTTGCAAACAATAAAGAAGAAGTAGCAGAAGTTAAGAATGCATGTGAGGTTGCAGGAATATGAAGGAGAATAGAATGGAAATGTGGAATATGCCCGAATTGATAGAATTAACAGAAAAATGGCACGTTGATAGAAATTTGATTGATGGTGCAACGAGTAAAGATCAAGTATTAAAATTAATACAGGAAGTTGGAGAGTTGTCTGATAGTGTTTGCAAAGGAGAAGATGTTAAAGATGATATTGGAGACTGTCTAGTTATCCTGATAAACATTGCCAAAAGAGAAGGCACAACATTAGAGGAATGTTTACAAGTAGCATACGATGATATAAAAGACAGAAAAGGTCGTATGGTTGATGGTATTTTTGTAAAGGAAGAATAATGAATAAAAGGCAAGAAATGCTAGTAATCACAATGGAAGAATGTGCTGAACTCAGCCAGGCATGTAGTAAATTAATACGTTTTCAAGATGATCAGAGTGAACAGGACATTAAAAATTTGCAAGATGAAATTGGCGATGTAATGTGTATGATTGATATTATGAAACATAGTGGACTTGTTAGCGAAGAGCAAATTGAAGAACGTAAATTAGTAAAGAAAGATAAATTAATGAAGTGGAGTTTATTGTTCAGTGAAGATTGATTTTGATGTAGACATTGATATGGCTAATAGAGATGACTTTCTCAAGTTAGTTAGTGCCACACCTGCAAGTATTGAAAAGGATGGTAATTTTACTAAACACAACACTGGTGTTTACTTCCAAAACATTCCAAAGTTTCCACTTGAAGGTTTCAGCACAATAGATCATAAACAAGCAGAAGAAGATGGTTGGTTTAAAGTAGACTTCCTTAATAATCATATATACGAAAATATTATAGATGAAACACATCTTGATAAACTAATAGCAACTGAGCCTATGTGGGAATTGTTTACACATAAAGAAGTTGTTGAAAAATTATTCCATATAAGTAATCATTGGGATATTGTAAAACAACATCCTCCTAAAAGTTTAGAGCAGTTAGCAATGATACTTGCTATGATACGTCCAGGAAAAAGACATTTGGTGGGAAAGGACTGGAAGGTAATAGAGGAAGATGTTTGGGTAAAACCAAATGACGATACTTACTTTTTTAAGAAGTCACACAGTTATGGCTATGCTTTAGCAATTATAGTTCAATTAAATTTATTGTGTGAAGGTTAGTCTATTTTTCTAACTAGTTGAATACCACGTCTTTTAATTCTTTTCTTTATTAAATTTTGTAATGAAGTTGTTGGACCAAAGATAATTTCTATATCTTTCATTACAAAAGTTCTCAAAAGATGTTTAAAAGGTTTCATTTCATGAAATAAAAATATGTCTATTGGTAACTGTCTATTTGATTCCCACCACCAAGTCTCACCTAATTCTAAAAATTCTTTTCTTAAATCGTTATTTGGAATTTTATCTAAATCGTAAAATGTTAAAATGCTGTTATCATGATTGATAACGATACCTATGTATTCATTCTCACCATATTTGATGCCGGTTAGGAACGGATAACGTTCTTCTGTTTGTTTGATAAGTTCTTCTTTCTCCACAAAACTATTTAGTATAAATATTGATAAATAGTACAATATAAAGAGTTTATTATGAGCCAAAACGACCACAAATTATACTTATATGATAATAATATCGACTTAGTAATTGGTACGGATGGACTTTACGTGGATAACAGACCGATGAATAATAGAAAATTAATTGCCCATAAAGGGTTAACAAACGAATTACTGTTCAGTATTAGGAACAGAGATAGAAAATTACAAAACGTATTTAGTGAAACTTTAAGTGCATACCTTATAAATCCTACAACTAAAAGACGTTTGTTCTACAAATTATTAGAACATACTAGTAGTGTAGGTCAAGTTAAATTAGTCTTAGATGAAGGCGATTTAAGAAATGTTACAGCAGGTTTATACAGAATTTACATAGCAAAACAGGACTCTTCAGGCATAGACAAGCCTGTATATTCAGATCAAAACAATGGATTAGTTTTTGATATACAGATTACAGAACAAATAGATCAATCTCCAACACCAACTCAGAGTGCAAACACATTTTTACAAGTAGCATCTACAACAGATGGTGATCCAGCAAATGTTTTTACAACAAGTGCTTTCTCAGGTAATCAAGATAGAAACTTTCCAAATGCATTACATACTATAGCAATCTACCCTGATGCATACACTGGTAATATTGATGTACAGGCTAGTCTTGTTGAAAGTGTTCCTAACACAAATAATCTTAGCACAGATTGGGTAACATTAGAAAGTAATATTTCTTTAACAAGTAGTAGTAATATTATTACTAGAAATTATAATGTAAATGCAAACTGGATTAGAATACTACATACCCCAACCTCAGGTAATATAAGCCAAGTATTAATAAGAAACTAGTTGACTTTTGACTATATATCCTGTATAATAACATTATGGATATAGACTTCTTAGTTGAAAAGGTACATCGCCTCCTTTTGGATAATTTACCAGTAAGAACAGGTAAAACTCCTAGTGGCTGGAACACAATGGATTGCCCAATGTGTAGTGATAAAAGGAAACGTGGTGGACTTATAACTACAGGAGCAAAAATATCTTTCAATTGTTTTAATTGTGGCTTTACAACTGGTTGGGAACCTAACCCTACCTTAGGTAAAAAGTATAGAGACTTAGCAATCAGATTAGGTGCAACTGAAGAAGATGTACATAAAGTCACAATTGAACTCCTAAAATACACAGAAGAATTAGAAACAGAAAATACGTCTGATTATGTATATTCTATAGCAAAATTTAACAAAGTAGATTTGCCAGAGAATGTTGTTACAGTAGATGATTTAAATGATGATCATCCTGTTAAACAGTATGCAAAACAAAGAGGACTACTTGGTCTATATCCACTGCTACACTTTGATGAAAAGTTACATAAGCAGAGATTAGTAGTCCCCTTTACTTACAATGGAGAATTAGTAGGTTGGACAGCAAGACATATTGCTCCTCCAGATAAAACAACTCCTAAGTATCTACACAACATGCAATCAGGTTATGTGTTTAATGTAGACAAATTTGCTGATACACAAAGAGAAATTGTTATAGTGACAGAAGGAGTATTTGATGCTATAATGATTGATGGTGTAGCAATACAAGGTAATAGTGTAGGCCCTGAGCAGGCGCACTTAATAGAAAAGTTAGGCAAAAGAATTATAGTATGTCCTGATAGAGATGTAGCAGGAATAGATTTAATTATGCAGGCCGCTGAACTAGGGTGGGAAGTAAGTTTCCCGCCTTGGCATGTGGATTGTAAAGATGCCGCTGATGCTGTAAACATGTATGGAAGGTTAGCAACAGTAGGTAGTATAATAAAACATGCAACAAACAATAAACTAAAAATAGAAGTAAAGGCAAAAATGTTATGAGAGAAAGTATTAAACATTGGGCAAATGTATGTAAAGTACATTGGAAAGAAATAGTAACATTATCTATTGCACTACATTGGGCAGTAGACTTATTAATATTAGGACCAATAGTTTTCTTTTTGGGATATTTGTTTGGAGTACATGTAGGACATTAAATGAAATTAGTAGCAAACGGTTGTAGTTTTACAGAAGGGCATAAAGATAAATTTAATAATCAACCACCTAATTGGGTCTGGCCTAGTCTTTTTAAAAGTACAGAAGAATTTTCTAGTGTAGTAAATTTAGCAACAGAAGGAGGCTCCAATGACAGGTTAGTAAGAACAACACTAGAGTATTTTAATAGCAATACTTCAGAAGATACAATTTTAGTGTTACAACATCCTACTCCAAACAGAAAAGAATGGTATAATACACAGCATCACATGTGGATAGGATATGTAACTTCTGAAGATGATACTTTAATAGATTTAAGTAGTAGTAATTTTACAATAGATAATATGGAAATGTTGCAAACTGATACAGCAACACAAAGAAAATTAGTACATCAAAATAAATTATTAGTAGAAACAGACATAACAGAAACAATAAATTACTTTAAAAATATTATTTTAATACAAAATTTTTGTAAAAATAACAATATACCTTGTTTACATGTAGGACTATCTGCAAGATGTTTACCTAGATTTTATTTCAAAGAATCTAGAGAAATTGTTGCAAATAATGTTTATTGCAAACAATTATATAAAATGATAGATGAAAATATTTTTTGTGATAAATTTTTAACTGATATATGCAGAGGATATGAAGAAAGTCCTACAGATGGTCATCCAAACGAAGAAGGACATGAAATAATTTTTAGATATATATACAATGAGATAAAGAAAAGATGGCAGATATAAAACAATACAATGAAGAAACACAAGAATTATTTTTAAGATTCTTACTTAGTGACCCTGATTTATTTGCAAGGTGTCAAAATATTGTGAATCCTATATATTTTAATATGAAATATAGGAAAGCAGTTGAACTATTTGTTTCTCATAGTACAGAACACAATGCTATCCCAACTCCTGAACAAGTAAGTGCAGTTGCAGGAGTGCAATTAGAGCCTATTCCAAACGTAACTCCTGATCATCATGAATGGTTTATGAATGAGTTTGAAACATTTTGTAGGCATAAGGCATTGGAAAAAGCAATTATAGAAAGTACTGACTTGTTGGAAAATCAAGACTATGGTACTGTGGAAAATAAAATTAAAGATGCAAGTCAAGTTGGTTTAGTCAAAGACTTGGGTTTAGAATATTTCGAAAATCCTAAAGAGCGATTACAATGGATTAAAGATCAAGCAGGTGCAATTAGTACAGGTTGGAAAGGCATAGATCACAAACTTTATGGTGGCATGAACAGAGGAGAGATGACAATCTTTGCTGGTGGTTCTGGTGCAGGTAAAAGTTTGTTTTTACAAAATTTTGCAGTTAATTGGTCTCTAGCAGGTATGAACGTAGTTTATATTAGTTTAGAGTTGAGTGAACAATTGATTAGTATGAGATTAGATAGTATGGTATCTGGTTATGGTACAAAAGAAGTTATGCGTAATATGGATGATGTAGATTTAAAAGTTCGTATGAAAGCCAAAGGTGCAGGTAAATTAAGAGTTAAACAGATGCCTAACGGTGTTAATGCAAATGATATTAGAGTATTTTTAAGAGAATATGAAATATCCTGTGGTGAAAAAGTTGATTGTTTACTTGTAGATTACTTGGATTTGATGATGCCTATAAGTGCAAGAGTTAGTGGTAGTGATTTGTTTATCAAAGACAAGTATGTATCTGAGGAATTGCGTAATTTAGCAGTAGAAAGAGACTTATTATTTGTTACTGCTTCGCAGTTAAACAGAGGTGCGGTGGAAGAAATAGAATTTGATCATCATCACATAGCAGGTGGTATCAGTAAAATACAAACAGCAGATAATGTTGTGGGTATTTTTACAAGTAATGCCATGAGAGAAAAAGGCAGATATCAAATACAGTTTATGAAAACACGTTCTAGTAGTGGTGTAGGCACAAAAGTAGATTTAAGATTTGATCCTGATACATTAAGGATAGAAGATTTACAAGAAGGCGATGAAGATGCAGATACAATTACAACAACCAGTTTAGTTGATCAACTTAAAAGAGGCAATTCCATAAAAGCAGAAGAGCCTGAACAAAAAGATACTATAGGACAAGCCATGAACATGCGTGAGTTCCTGAAAAAGAATGACTTATAATGATAAATAGCATTATACATATTTTTTGGAGATATCATGCCTAAGGCTAGAAGTATATTAGAAGAATTAAATCAAATATCAGTTGATAGAGATAGAAATCATGTGACATCTAATAGAGGAGAGCACGTGATTACTAGTGCAATTAATTTAATTGAACAAATTGAATTGTATTATGATGAAAAAACAGCCAAAGATTTGACTAATAGACTTATTAATAGTATTAGAGGTAAAGACATAAATAAATTCTCCAGAGGTATAAAGAAAGTTATCAAAGAATCTCAGAGAGAAAAAAATGCTGATTAAAGAAGTCATATCTAAACCTAATAATTTTCCTTTATTAGAAGCAGATCTCATAAAAGATGGACAAGTAGTAAATGCCTTAGATGGTAAATTCGAATGGAGTGAGACTAATCAGCAATTTTTAGTTAAAGAACCAGGATCAACTGGTCTAGAAAAAAATAAATATGTGCCACAAGGAACCAGAAATGAATGGCAAATATTAAGAGCCGCAGGAGTCATTAAAAAAGGCGGAAAATTACAAAAAACCTTATTAACAAGATTTAAGAATCTGTTTGGAAAAGGTGCAGGCACAGAACCAAAAGAACCCGGCCAAACAGGATTTTTTGGTGGAATAAAACAGGATATGCAAGGTGCCGGCGGTTTAAGTAATAAACTTGGGGCCATGGTAGGTTCTGTAGTAGGACAAGGACTTGATAAGGTTTTTGGTGATGGCAAAACATATCCTAAAGGATATTCAATGCATTTTGTATCTAAAAAGGGCGAACCTACAAATGTTTCTCTTGAGCAACCATACACTGATAAAGATTTCAAAACAATGCGTAGAAAGAATCAATTAGTAAAAGTCAGAACAGTAGATGGTAATAGAACCTTTGGTGTTGGTGTTGATAAACTTGTACACGGGTTTGCAAAGTGAAATGAAGTTTCATGATATTTCAGGCAATTTCTTAAAGGAAATAATACTAGAAGCAGAAAATAAAAATACTCACCTAGAGCATTTAGAAGATAATATTTTCAATAGAGGTTATCAGGGTGCCAAAGAAGCAATAAATTATCTATACAGTCTACATGAAATGCTAGAAGGTAATTCAGATTCTCCAGTAAGTATGACAACCAAATGGGACGGAGCACCAGCCATTATTGCTGGTAAAGATCCAGAAACAGGAAAATTTTTTGTAGGCACTAAAGGTGTGTTTGCACAAAAACCAAAAATTAATTTTACAGATAAAGATATAGAAGTAAATCATCCTGCAGAAGGCTTACAGGAAAAATTAAAATTAGCATTAAGAACATTAAAAGGTTTAAATTGGAATACTGTAGCACAAGGCGATATGTTATTTTCCAAAGAAGATTTACAGCAAACTAATATAGACGGAGAAGAAGTATTAGTATTTAAACCAAATACTATTGTATATGCAGTACCAACAGATAGCGATTTAGCAAAGCAAATTGCAAATGCTGATATAGGTATTGTTTGGCATACAGAGTATGTAGGAGGACCTACACTAGCCGATACAAGGGCCAAATACGGTTTTGATAGTAAAGTATTAGGACAAAGTTCTAAAGTCTGGCATAGAGATGCATTGATCAAGGATTTGTCAGGTGTAGTTACATTAACAAATGATGAAAGCCAAGAAGTAATGGGTGCTATTAGAGAGGCAGATGCATATTTAAAATCTATAGACTCAGAAACATTTAATTGGTTAGAGAAAGGAAATGATGTAATAGGGAAAGACTTTCTACAACAACTCAAGGCACATGTAAATAATAATATTCGAGCAGGTGCATTTGATGAACCTACTAAGTTTGCACAAGGATTTGTACAAAAATATATTACATTTATGCAAAAGAAAATAGAAGGATATAAAACACAGGCTAAGCAAGACGAAATGAATGACAAGTTAGTACAAGGTGTTAAATTTATAAAAGAACATGTATCCAGTATTGTTGCAGTTTACGATTTGTACTTAAAAATTATTCATTCAAAAGTGTTAATTGTTAAAAAATTAGAAACAATTAGGCAGTTACCTACTTTTAAGGAAACTGAAAACGGATATGAAGTAACAGGCGAAGAAGGATTTGTTGCTGTAGACAGAATGGGAAATGCATTAAAATTAGTGGACAGATTAGAGTTTAGCAGACTAAACTTTGGAACTGGAGCACCAGGCAAATGAAAAACCCAGATAAAATGACCGGCGACCAAATGTTAAATTGGTTAAATTCTCTTCATAAATGGGACGGTGGTATACGCAATCCTGAGTTTAAAAATGATGTAAGAAAAAATAATTGGGCACTAATAAACAAATTTCCTTTAGCAAATTTACAAAATACTACAGGTTATGTACCTGATGAAGAAGATACTGATGATCCTTACAATAGGGTTATAGATCCTGATATGGATCATGCTATGCAAACAGATTTATCACAGCCTATAGTTGTTTCATCAGACAGAACAACTGTATTAGACGGTAATCACAGGGTAGCAAAAGCAAGGGAAATGGGTAAAACACATTTACCAGCATACTTTCCAATGATAAAAGAAAACAAGTCAGACGATGGGGACGAGGGTAATTGGGAATACTTTATGCAACAATTAAAGGCAAGTGGCTGGCCACAAAACGGTACTCCTAATGCTGATGTTGACGGCAAATTAGTTGATTTGTTAAATGATCCTAAGGCAGGCAAAGAGCACAAAGAACAAATTAGGAAATACTTTAACTTTTTAGGAGGATTTGATACAGCAATACCAGGTGATGTAATTGATCAAGAACAACTTGGTAAAGTCACAGTATTAAAAATCATAGGCAAAGATATGTACAATATGCCAGCAGAATACTTGGTGAAAACTCAGAAAGGTTCACAATTACCTATAACATTTGATGAACTTGTACTTGGTAATGAGTACGGTAGTGAAACTGAAATTGGCGGTAGTAAATTGATGAATTCATTAGATTTAAAATTAGTGAATCAAGAAATATCAGAAGCAAGGCTTTACAGAACAACTAGAAATTTTAATGCTCTTACAGGTGAAGATGTAACAAAACTATTTTATCTAACATCTTTAAGTACTTATATGATGTTAAATGATGATAAGCAATATGAATATGCTAAAGAATATATCAAGCAAACAGTACAATATGGACCGTATACATTGTTTAGAAGCCATGCTACAGACTTATATTTACTAGGTTATCTCATAAAAAATCCTGATACAAAAAGTATAAATTTAAAAAATCCAATATCTAGTAAACAATATTTAAATAAAATTAATTTTGATGCTAGAAAACATTACAGTTTTTACATGAGACTTCAAAATTCTACAGTAAAAGGGACTGAGTTTAATTCGTATTTTTTAAGATTAGAAAGCCAATTGAAAATAAAAGACCAAAAGTATAGACAATGGAGAAGATTAATTGCAGATTGGGCTAACTTAAAATACTCTTCTAGACAATTAGTTGTAACAAGATTATTACAGGAATATCGTAGACTAGGAAGAGGTAGTGAAATGGTAAGTCCTTTGAGTACTATGGCAAAATACAAAGCATACAGTCCATCTAAATACCAAGAGCCTAAAACCAGCCTAGCAAAAAGAGCCGCAGGTACAGTTGCAGGTGCGGCCGCAGGTAGATATGTTGGTAAGAAGATTGCTAAAAAATTAGGCAAAGATATAGATAAATATAAGAAGTACGGCACAGGTATAGGTGCTGTAGCAGGTTATTGGGCAAGTGGAAGAAAGAAAATATAAAATTAAAGTAAGAGAACCACAAAATCCCACTGAAGGAGAGTTTACACTTTGTAATAAAGGAGAACTTGCAGTTTTTAGAAAAGGTAAATGGTATAGACCAAATGAAAATAAATGAAGTAATTACTAAAGAGGCATGGATTAATTTGCCTCCTGAAGAAGCTCAGAAACAAAAGCAAATGGCTGATATGGAATTCAGAGCTCTTAAAGGTATCGATTCACCTGACTCTCAAAAACTTGCAGATGCCTTTAGAAATGCTTTTGCTAGAACAGGTACTGTGGATTCAGCATACGAATTAGCCAGAAGTTTAGTGGCAAAGATGAATGTAGAGCCTACAGCCGTACGTGATTTTGAGGTTCAAGCAAAAAGATTCTCATCAGCAATTAAAGGCGGTGTTTCTACTGGCAGGAGATCACAAACACAAACTATTTTTAATCCAGGGAAATCAGATAAACCTGCAGGTGGAAGAGGATGGAGCGATCAAACACACGGACATTTGCGTAAAGATAATAAATTTAAGACCGGTGCAAAAGCAGTAGGTGATTGGATCAAAGACTATATGCCTTATGGAAAAGAAATTAGTAAGGTTGCGTCTGCAGGAGCCGATGTGGCAAAAAAAGCAGTAACTCCAATATCAAAGACTGCAAAGGCAACAAGTCAAGGTTATAAATTTTTAAGTGATCCTGATGCATACAGTCAATTTAGACAAACTAGAAGAAAATCCTTTACAAACCGATAATTTTAAGAACAAAAAAATTCTCTTTTCTGATAAATAAAAGTAATAGAGCAAAAAGCTCATAAAATAATTTAGGAGAATAAAATGGCACAAGCAAACCCAAACGCGGCAGTAAGAGCGGCAAACGGATTCGTAGGACAAACTCACATTCTTTCAGTAACAGACGTATCAACAGTTTCAGTTGAAGCGGCATGTTTAGAAGCACAGAATGAAGGTTTTGTTGTTGTTGCAATTGAAGACGATGTATCAAATGACGGATGTCATATTGCATTACAAGGTGCTCAAGCAACACCTTCTATCACAGGTACTTCATTAGTTGTAACTTTTGGTTAATCCGTAATTAACAATAAAAAGGGCATTTTACATGCCCTTTTTTTATGGAA